ACGGTGATGGTGTCTTGCGCTTCGTTCTGCTCATCCGGCAGGGTGGTAAGGTTCCAGGTCACGTCCGCCCCGGTGAAGTCATCAACCACCGAGGTCTTGAGGTCGTCTTCGTACTCAACAGCAAAGGTCATCACGGCGATGGCCAGGGTGGGGTCGGAGTCGCCGTCCAGCTCGATCTCGGTGCCGGAGTAGGAAATCTCCCCAAGGCCGCCCAGGGCTTCATCGTTTTCCAGCAGGATCTCCACCTCGCGGGTGAGGTCGTCCAGGGTGTCCGCCATGTTGGCGGCGGCAACCGCCACCTCGATGGCCAACTCCAGCTTGCGGAGATATACGCGGGGCGCATCGGAGACCATGCCGTCCGCCTTGTCCGATCTGGTGTAGATCAGCAGGGCTGGGAGCAATGAGGTCGGCAGCCGCCGCACCCGGGAGTCGAACACGTTGGCCCCGGCCAACTTTCCCCCTGTTACGGTAGCAGCGGTGAGCAGGGTGGCCACATGCTGGCGGATGGCTTTGCGCGGGTGGCTCATCTGGAACCCTCCCGCAGCGCCTGGGCCATTTCGTGGCTAAAGTTTTTACCCCACCGCTCGGTGGCCTGGGTTTCCATNGCCCGGGTGATGGCCGAATCGATGAACACCTTGGGGATCGATGGNCCATACAAACGCACCAGCGGGAATCGTTTCTTGCCCAGCCGCTTGAATACNGANTGGTGGCCTGACTTCATGGCGGCGATGAACGCCCCAGGGATAGCGCCCCTCCCGCCGTTCTTGCTCCGGTAGGTGACCCCGGCTCGGGGTCTGCCGGGCCTTGAGGGCCATGATCGGGATCCGCTTGCCTCCCGCGGTGATCGATGCTTCCGGCTTGGTCCAGGTAGATTTGGCAATTACAAGCGACTTGCGCACATTCTTCTGGGTGATGCCGATATCCTTGGCAATGAGCTTGATGGCCANNGANTGCACGGACTTGACGGTCTTNTTGAGCGCCCTGGTCGTGGCCTTGGGCAGCGCATNCCGNTCGGTGAACGAGAGCATCTTCTCAGCTTCCCGGATATCCATGGAGACGTTCAGCATCTTTTNATCCCTTAAAGGCAAGCAACATGGCGCCGGAGATAATCCCCGTGACGCAGGACAATACCCCTGCCACCACCAGCCAATATATTTTTGAGGCAGACTGCGCCGGCTTGTTCTCAANCACCTTGAGTCGATCTTCATGGTCGATAAAATCAACTTTTTCCAGGGCCTGGATCCTTGTCTCATGTGTCCGCAGCCAGGTGCGGTGCTCGATCTGCTCCTTGACCAGGTGCTCGATCTCGTTTTTCTGCACCGCGATGGTGGCCAAGGTCTTGCCCAGCTCGGCCAACTGCTCACCCATCAACCTGATCGCTGGCTCCTGCACACAAGGACTCGCCATCTCGTTTTTCCCCTCTTCGTTCATTGGTCTTTACTACACCGCTTCCAGGGTGAGGGTTGCAAACCCAGACCCATCCGGAAGAGGCGGGGAAACCACGGCATACACCCGGCCATCGATGGTAAGCTCGGTGCCGTCGACAATCGCCAGGGCCTCAAGATCGGCCACCGCCGCCAGGGCGGTAGGCTCCGACACCACCAGCCCAGGACTGACCCCAGGGAACACCGAACCAGGGGCCTGAAACACCACCCGCAACGGACCAGCCGCGCAGGTGGCATCATCGCCCACGGCGTCAAGCATGGCGGCCTTGTCGGCGGCGGAGAATTGCATTTACTCGGCAGCCTTGGCAGACTTCTTGGCCGCTGATTTTTCTGCGGCAAGCTCTACCTTTTTTCCGGCCAGCAGGGCGTTGGCGGTGTCGGTGTCGGTATCGAACAGTTCGCCCTCGCCCACGTGCTCGCCTTTTACCAGGATGTTTCTCAGTGCTTTCAATTTCATGGATTCTGCCTCATTCATCGCCGGGGAGGGTTGCCCCTCCCCGCCCGGTTTCAGTTTTTATGCGGTCAGGGCATCGAGCATGGCGGCGAAGGATTCCGCATGCCGCACGGCGATGTCCACATCCTGGAGCACCCGCACCCGCACGGTGCCAGCAGCGCCGCCGGTGTATGGGTCCACCAGTACATCCAACCCGCCCCACTGGCCGATGATCAGATCCGCCCAGTTGCCGAAGAAGATGGCCGAGCAGATACCCACGGAGGTGGACTTATCCAGGGTGGAGGAGACCTGGTTGGAAACCCCGAGGCGCATGCCGGCCGCCTCGGCGAAGCCGTTCTGGTCGGGGAAGGCGTTGACCACGAAGTCGTTGCCGTAGGTGGCAACCTTCTGGGTGGACATCAGCTTGCCGATCACCTTGGAGTTGGTCAAAAAGCCCAGGGAGCCGATGTCGGCATTGTCGATGGCAACCTCAGACCAGAGGGAGATCATGTTGGCATAGGTGGGAGCGGCGCCGGTTGCACCACCTGCCACCGAGCCGATGCCGGCGGTGGCGGCAATACCCTTGGGCTGGCCGTTGGAGTTGGATCCATGCAGGGCAGTGCGGTCGATCTCCAGGGCGAGGATCTTGGTGAGATCGCTGGTGACCAGGGACTCCACATCAATGGAGGATTGCATCAGCAGCTTGCGGCTCATGTCGGTGAAGCCGCCCACGGTCTTGGGCGTGAGGGCCACCTGGCCGAAGGTCTGCTCGCTCTCGGTGGGTGCGACATTTTCCGCCACCCAGTAAGCGGTTGCACCGCCTGACTGCGTGGGGATGGCGACATCGCCAACCAACCCGCCAAGGATGGTGGCGCCCATGCGGTTTACCATCATCCGGTTACGCAGCATGTCGATGAAGGAGCCGGACAGCATGTTGGTGGCCACGGTGTTGCCACCGGCAGAGGCCGTGCCCTTGAGCAGGTCACGTTTCTGCACCTCCATGGGGATGAAGAAACCCTGGGGGGAGCGTTTCAGCTTGTCGGCCACGGCGCGGGAGACTTCGAACTCGAACTTGGCGGCCTCGAAGGCGTTGCGGTCGTTGGGGTTTGCCAGGGCGTTGATGGCCCGCACCAGGCTGAACTCGCGGGTCTCATCCTGGGTCAAGCCGATCTCTGCGGTGGTCTGTACCGGGGCGATGGCTCCGCGTTTTTCCATCTCATCCAGCACCACGGTGCGGAATTCATCAACGGACTTGCCGTTATCCACAAACTGGCGGGCCAGCTCGGGCAGCTTCTGCCGCTCGCCGATGGACATAATATCCCGGACTCTGGCCTGCTCATCCTTGCGGGCTTCGTTACGGATGGCGACAACATCAACGGGGGCTTCGGTTTTATCAGGCATGGTGTTCTCCTCTTGTCTGGTTCTGGAAAAAATTTCTGTTTCGTGGTCTGCCTCTTCCTTCGACCTGCCAACCCCAACCGAGGTGTCGGCAGGGATGGAAACGATGCTGATCTCAAGCGGCTCCCAATCGGTGGCGCGGCAGGTGGGGCAGTTGGACTCCGGATCATCGACTTCCATCTTGTGGATCTGGTAGCCGACGCTGACATTGGTGCGGATGCCGTCCAGCACATCCTGATAGATTTCCTCGGCGCGGGCGGATTTGCCGAAACGCACGCTGGCCTGGCCTTTTCTATCTGTGGTGATGGCAACATCTTCAACCACCCCGATCTGGTCCGTGCGGTCGTGATCCATCAGCAGGGGGCCGCCCGCCGTGATCCGATCCGCCCGCATGGAGCCCTTGGAGTGGTCGAGTATTTCAATGCCGAACCAGCGCTCCACCGGGGCCTCCGATGAAAAAGAAAGCGCCACGGTGCGGCTTTCCTGGTTGATTTTTTCCCGATCCAGGCTGAGAATCCTGGTCAGGGTTCCTGTTTTGATGGTTTTTCCCATACTTAATCCTCCATTGGCGGTGGGGCTGGTGCAGCGGCCGCCGGTTGCGGCAGTGGTTCAAGATCGATTTTGTACTCAGCGGCCAGCTCTTTCTCCCTGGCCCGCTCGGCCAGGATGTCCTCGAAGTCATCGCCCATCTCGGCGGCGATCCGGGTGCGGGTGGTGACCAGGTTGGCCAACGCCTCGCTGTTTGCTTTCTGATCCTTGAGCGGGTCCACCCAATCCCAGCCGCGCCCGACAAAAAGCGGGGCGTTGTATTTGTCAAAGTTGGCCACGGACAGGGTGGTGTTGGGGCCGCGCTTGCCGTTGACCACGGTGATCTGGCCAAAGGTGAGGGCCATGTCGAGCCACAACTCAAAAACCGGCAGCAGCAACTGCTCCTTGAGCAGGGTCTGCAGTACCCTGTACGAGTCGCGGGCGTTGATGGTGCCGGAGCGGATGGAGCTGAAATTGACACTCTCCAGATCGTTGGACAGGTCGGCATAGGTGGCGCCGGGCAGGCCGCAGGAGGCGCCCTTGATCTGGCGCTTGACAAAGCCGTCGTATTCGTTGGAGGGGTAGGCCGGGTCGTAGGACTTAAAATCGTAGCCGGCTGGCAGGGTCTCCAGGGAGCCGGGCTCCACCTCGCTGACCAGATTCCCGGTGGCGTCCTTTCCGTAATCAAGCCCGGCGCTGGCATCCAGCCCCCTGGTGAAAAAACCCATCTTGGATGCCCCGGTACGGGCGTTGATGATCGCCGCTTCTTCGTATGCCCCCAGATGATGGAGCCTGGT